ATTCTATTAAATGCTGATTTACTATTTTTTGTTCTGGAAGCTTGTTAAATTGTAGTTCTAAAAAAAATCTATCTTTACCAAAAAGTTCCATCAATGGAAAAAGTTCTTGATCATAAAGTTTTTGAGCTTCAGCAGGAGTAGCAGATTGCATAGAACACCATGATGGAATTCCAGCGACACAATTATGTACCAACATATCGTTAGCAAAAAAATTACGAACTTCTTCAACTTCTATGTCATAAACGTCAGAAATTTCACATTCTTTAATACAATCAATTTCGCAAAATTGATATAACTTTTTCATCACAACCTTCTTTAAGATCTAATTCCCAAAATACAACATACCTATATTTTCTTATCAGTGCGATTTTTTTTCTGTGAGCATCTATATCCCAAACAAAATTAACGGAAATTTCATCTTTTCCAGCAAACTTGATATTGTCACCAGATTTATATATTCTTGGATCACAATGCCAATACGTTCCATGACAATCAATCAATACATTTAACTTGGGTAAATAAAAATCATAAACATAAAAACTTTTACGAAACTCTTTTTCTTCTTTTTTAAGTTTTACTTTATATTGTGCCACATATTCAATATTGTTTTTCTCTAAAATTTCTTTTATTGTGTTTTCTGTTCTAGGTTTTTGACATTTTTTTAAAGCAGCTAACGCACCCATACAATTAAGCTTGAGCATCTCCTTGCGGCCAACCACTTCGCTGTATCCTCTTCTAAGATAAAATTCTATACAAAAAGGAGAACTTTCTTTTTTGTGCTTGTCTAATGCTTTTTTTGCTTCATTTTCATCTTTAAAAACGCTTAACCAATATTCTAAAGATTGCTTTTTGTTAAAAGCGTGTTTTTTATTTCTTATTTTTATTGTCTCTTTTTGGCCTTTTTGAGCGTATTCTTTTTGTATTATCTTTAGTTGCTCCAAAGAAGTTTCTTTCGGAAATTTATATTGAAGTTTAAAATGGTTTTGTTGTCTGTTATATCCAGATATATCAAATATAAATTGTTTATTAATTATATTTCTAAATTTTCTCTTATTTATATTAAACATTTTTAATATATGTGAAAAATCTCTATTTAAAAAATCATATATCATTAACGGAGAATGAAAGTTGTTTACTTTGTTTTTTATATTTTCTTTTCCAACTTCTGCCCACAAAGTACTTAAAAACTTCTCATCTTTTTTTGCTTTACTTGTGGATGTATATCTGCACTTCTTGCTACAAGTTAATTGTTTCCTGGTTTGTTGAAATTCTTGTTTGCACACCATACATAACATTGTTATACCTGCAATTGAATTTTGTATAATTACTTTGGTGGTATACCTAAAGATAATATTTTATGATCTTTGGTAAGCATTCCAGCTTCAATCCAGCCTTTGTCAGTATATACTTTATGATCTTTGGTAAGTTTTAGCTCTTTTCCGTTCTTTAATTTTATTTTAATTAATTTCTCATTTTTTCTTGTTTTGTCACCCCAAAGTATCTTTTTAAAACAAACTCTTTTTGAGTTTTCGTCAAAACCAAGAACAAATAACTCTTCTTTATTTTTTACTTTTTCAACAACATCTTTAATAGAAAGTAACCCAGCAGATGTTTGAATTAGTGTGTCTGGATGTAGGCATGCCGTTGACGCAATTAGTCCTTCGTTTAGTTCTTTAAGCATTTCAAAATCAATTCTGGGTTTTTTATAAAAACCTTCTCTATATGACCTAGAAACAAGTCTAAAAAGATTTTTAAGGCCACCCTGATTCTGTGCGACGAGAACAAGATGATTCCTACGATGAATTGGATCAAAATATTTTGATTTAGATTCTTGCTCGTTTTCTATAACAGCAACTGCATCTTCTGAATCAACTACAATTCTTTTTTTCTTTTCTTGTTTTTTCTGATCGTCTTTTTTAAGTTTTAATTCATGCCACTCTTCCAACGATGGTATATAATATGCCTCAATTCCATAAAGCATTTTAACAGGAATGCCTTTGGCATCATATTTTTTTTGAGCGTTAGCTTGGGCTCCAATGTTATTCATATTACCATGATCTGTAATAGCGAAACCACCAGAATCTTCTCCTGTATTCTTGATCATCCATTCTGCGTACTTTTCAGGAGAACCTATAGCATCATAAAGACTCGCCCCAGAATGGCCATGTAAATTAAAAAACTTAAGTGACATATTCTTTCCCAGCAACAAATCTAAAGCATTCATAATGAAAAAATTTTACAATTTGATCATCAACGAGGGGTATTCTGAAAGTTGCTTCCATTATTATATCCATATCTCCTCGTGACAAGGTTATATCATTAGCGAATCTGCCATCAAAAATCATAATTGTCCGCAGAGGATTGTCAATATTGTTTCGACAATGGAAACACTTCATCGCTAATATATTATAACGTAAAAATGTGTGCTACGCAAGATTTAATATGCCTCAAAAATGTCTCCAAATAAAGCGCTAACTTCGCCACGCTCGCTTTTCAGGAGTTCTATTGAAGCAACAAATTCAGAATTTGTTGCTTTTTCGTCATTTATGAATTTATAAATTCCCGTACTTTCTTTGGATATTTTTTCGTCTCTTTGCGCAAGATCACCCATAATAACAATTTTGCTACCTTCTCCAACCCTTGTTCCAAGTGTGACCATCTCATGATGATCTAGTGTCTGGCATTCATCAGCCAAAATAAATGCATTATGCCACGAACATCCACGAATAAGCTGCAATGGAACAAATTCCACCCTATATTGTTCCAGAATAGATTGTGCTTTTTGTTTACCATCTATGCCCGTATCACCAAACATAAATTCAAGATTTCCAAAATAATTATCTAGATATGGTTTAAATTTGTCATTAACGTCTCCAGGCAAGGCACCAATGTCATATTTAGTAACCTGCGACATTGGTTTAGTCAAAATAATTTTATTGTATGATCTAGATTCTATTTTGTTGATAGCGGCAGCCAAAGTCATAATTGTCTTTCCAGTACCTGCTCGGCCTGTCAAAACAACAACCTTTACAGAATCATCCATAAGAGCATCAATGGCCATTCGTTGTTCTTTGTTTCTTGGGCAAAGACTTCCTGCCTTTATGTCTTTGTCTAAAAGAACTATCTTGTTTTTCTTGACTCGTGCGAGAGCAGAAGAAGAAGTTCCTGTCTCGTCCTTCAGAACAACATATAAATTCTGATACCAATTATATCTATTATCCCATATTTCAATTTCTTTGTTCTTGTATAAAAAATCAATAATCTCTTTGCTTACTTGATGCACCCTTACGCCTGTAAACATATCCATTTAAAATTTCTTTCCCCCATGCTTAAACGGTCTTGTCTTGTTATATTCTGCCTTTTTTACCACAGCACCAGCAACGTTCCAATTTCTAGCTTTAGCTAGATCCATAATACGTATTACCACATCAGCCAACTCAGCCTCTGCACCGCTATAAGCAGGAATCTTATCATCAGGAGGATTCCCGTGGCGCAAAGCCTCAAGACACTCCGACACCTCTGAATGGATTAATGCAAGCAACTCACCATCGTTTCTGTTATCTTCCCACCAACCTTTTTGTTTTGCTGTTTCATAAACCTCTTCTTCAAGCTTATTCCACTCTTCAACAAAGCTCATAAACTATCTCCTTTTGTGTTGGGCATACAAATATGTGTGCATACATCCTTGCATTTTTGCATAATGGTTGATTCAAATTTTTTAAGCCTATATAAATCATAATAGCTATAAGCTACACATGCAATAGCTGCGCCAAGCAAAAAATACAGAATCTTTGTAATATAATTTTTCATTTATGTGTCCCACACTTTAAACATCTAAAAGAAACCTCTATCCAATCAAAGATTATTCCTTTTTTTTCTTCCCATTCGTGTTCACAAGATGCTTTCTTTTTTTGATCCTCGTAAGAACCAAATATAGATTCCTTTATAATCTTTTTTTTTTCCATCTTATAATCTTATATTTCTTTCTTTGTTTTCAGTTGGTCAAACAACCAATTACTACAATTGTCACATAATTCTATTTCATAAATTTCATTATCATGCTGCGATCCATATCCAAAATCCATAACAAATTTACAACCATTAATAGAATATTCTAATGATCCCATACTATCGCCACACTTATCACAGAAAATTTCTTTTAACATAGCTTCTTTAACGGTTCTTTCAACTTCTTTATATGTTCTCATTTTTAATCCTTTGTTACAATAAAACCAAATGTAAATATTATAGTTCCATCCTTTACCAGTCCCTTTGGAGGATTTGGAAACTGCACGCAACGTTTCATTGAATCTAAAGCCAAATCATCCAAAAAGTCAACTTCGCTAGATTTTGACACATATATATCAATTATATCACCTTCCGCGCTAAGAGTCACGCGCAAAACAGTTTTTCTATTTTTATAAAAATACTTATTTCTGTAAGGATCTCCTGCATCAATTTCAGGAATAGGTTTCCAAAATTGTACAACCGTATCTCTGATTCTGTTAAAAAAATAAGCATACTTATATGCTTTTGAATTTAGAGTTGTTTGCCCTCCTATCTCAAGACCTTCTATGTCCTGGCTATCTCCTCCATCACCTAGAGATGCACCGTAATTAATAGCATCTTGAGGAAATAAATTTATACCTTTATACTTTCCATTGTCCAATTCTTTAAGGTTGTTCTGGCCTGTGGGTTTGTCATCGTTGGTTGTGTTTTCTTTATTTATTGTTTCTTTTGAGGTTGAATTATCTGATTCACTAAAATGTTGAGAATCTTTTGGTTTTTTATTGTTTGGCTTCGGCAAAGAAATAACTTTTTTATTAGATACTTCATCTTTTTCTTTTAATTGTATAATTTTTACTAACAATGGTTTACTTGGGATATTTCTATGATTTATTTTATTTAACAAAAAAAAACTCATCACATGCAAAATAAGAGAAAATAAAATGAATGGAAATAATTTTTTCATTATACATGTTGGTTTAATATCTTTTTCCAACCGAGCCGTTCCCAATTAGCCTCGCACCAATCGTAAAGATCTTTTGGTGTAAGATGTCCTATTGGAAGATTAGTAATGCCAGCGGCATTGAGAATATAGAGTAAAAAATCCACACACAGAAGCTTTCTTGGATTGACTGTTGGGTTCTTTATTTTCCTAACAATCCACCTTCTTAGAATAATGAATAGCGCATGATTAAATATCTTGCCCCAATCATACTTCTTCCCAAGGAGCCACCACAGATTCTCTCCCAATGCGTCGTCTAATCTAGAATCATCTATCTCGTACTCTTGTATGATTTTATTTTCTAGATCAAATGCTTTTGCGTGTTGAATAACAGCACCAGAGAAGTCAGAGTGAATAATGAGTGGAGCTTTTAGAAATGTATCATCTACACGTATATAGGTATGTGATAGATCTGACTTAGTAAAAAGTCTGATCCCTCTTGACAGCAATTTGTCAGTGGTGGAAAAACCAATACGGATTTTCATTTCCAGTATCCTGATTTAAATTTTCCCACGAATTTTGAACCACGGCCATTACAGCTATTACAGATAAATATAACATTGTAACCTTTAAAATTACAACTTTTACACTTTTTTAAAATTACTTCATTATCTCTGCCACCTTGAACAACATTTCCTGTACCGTGACATAAATCACAATATTTTATTAGCTTCCCTTGCCCGTCGCAATCATCACATTTGTCATATTTGTCATATTCATATTCTATGTACTTTGGTCGTCGTGGAGGAGGTGGAGTGTATTTTTTGGGGGGTTCATATCTGTACTGATCATAACATGATGGCTGAATGGGTGTCTTGGACTTTTCTTGCTCGCGTTTCTCGGCCCTAGAAAGCTGTCTCTTGCCAATAAGCAGTTCATATGCCTTGCTAATTTCTTTAAAAGCTTCAGCATTGCCGCCGCGATCGGGATGGTGTTTGGTAGCTAATTTTCTGTAGGCTTTCTTAATTTCATCTTTTGAGGCACCTGAATGGACACCTAAAGTTTGATAATACTTGTCCACATGTATAACTATTGTTGCTGTAGCTTCAAGTTATCAATAACATATTCTACAAGGCTCTTTCCAAGCATACCATCTAAAGAACACCCCGCAGCGGCGCGATGGCCGCCACCCCTATTTAACTTAGCGAGTGCCGATAAATCAACGGGACAATTATGTTTGCCTCTCAAAGAAATAGAAGAACCAACAAGTACTGCTATATCAACATTTAATTCTGGATCTTCGCATATTTCATTTCCAAGAACACTCTGATGTGTCCCAGCAGCAACAAAACCAAGCCTTACCTTGTTCCCATTAATCTCTTTTTCTACAATTTGAACATTTTTCTTTTTGTATTCAACATATTTATCTTTGGTAATTGCAAGATTCAAGGCATATTGCTCCATCGTATCAAGAGTTGGTTCTGGACGTTTCAAAAAACGATCAATAAAAAGATCTTGTCCAAGGACTTCGTGAAACAAAGCAAGATTACCAGATTCGTTATATGCTTTAATCCAAAGATCATTATCGTTTACGAGAGTCACAAGATTTTTATATGGAACTAAGGACATACAAGTATAGTTGTTTATTAACCAATCAAACAACATCTTTGATCCACAACGAGTATTTTCTACATCAATTTCACACCAAGGAAATTCCTTAAGAGGAATGGCACTCTTGTGATGATCAAGTAAGACAACATCACTTCTACCAACTTTCTTAGCTAGTTCAAGAGAAATAGAAATATCGGCCAATATAATTAACCCAGGCCACGTTTCTAGGAGATCAGAAACAATTTCGTCAACATCTCTATGGTTTGGACTAGAGAAATGTATATTTTTTCTCATCCCCCCAGCAGCTAAAAACAAAACCGCGCAAGTGCTACCATCTAAACAGGAGGAATGACTAACAAAAGCAGCTTTAGAAACATCCATTATTCATCCCTTTCGGATTGTTTTATAGATACAGCTACTCCGTCTGTAAATTTGACTTGTATTTCAATCCATGTTTTTGGATCATATTTTTCTGAATGGCACGAATTACAAATTTCATAAAAAGAACAAATTTGATGTGGAAGTTCTCCCATGTTTCTTTTCCTTCTATTCTTTGGAAGATGAGCTTCTTCTACCCAATGACCACCATTTTCAATCCACATATCATTAAGAGACCTCAGAAAAGAGCCATTCTCACCCTTTTCTTTATCTCTCATCTTCTGAATTTCTTCTGGAGTATATGTATGCCAAAATCTTTTATCAGAAGGAGGATCAAGCTTGTAGAGTCTTGCAACCTTGTTATCATCATAACCAAAATAATAGGATTCCATTGCATTGTCAAAATCTTTTGTTTGAAAAGACTTTAATGTCATAGAATTACATTTTGGACAATGAATTTTATTGTCCTCCAATATCCTTGGATCAATATATACTGTATCAAATAATCCCATTTACTTCTTCTCCTTAACTTCAAATTTTAAATTTTCTGCCTTTATATTATATCCTCTTGACGAACATTCTGTGCAAGGATCTTTTACCATTATACCACTTCCGTTGCACGCATTACAAGTAGAAGTTGATACTGATATCATATTCCCTTGTTTGGCTATATTTCTAATTACGCCCTCTCCCTTACATTTGGCGCATACATTTTTAGAAGATCCACCTATACCATTACACCTTACGCAAGGAACAGATTTATCATATTGTATATTAAAATCTTTTCCTTTTTTTATGTCTTCTAAGCTTATTTTAAGACCAAAAACGATATCTTTCTCTTCTGGCGGCCTGTTTTCTTGTGGTCTAAAATCTCCTCTCCCAAACCCAAAATTAAAATTTTTAAGTATTTCGTTTATATCAAAACCACCAAAACCTGAATGGGGTGCATTATAATCTTTGGGCGGGTGTCTTTTTCCAGAAAGAATTTCATAGGCTTCTGTAATCTGTTTAAATTTTTCTTCATCCCCGCCTTTGTCAGGGTGATATTCTTTAGCAAGAGCCCTATAAGATTTCTTTATTTCTTCTTGAGTGGCGTTAGATTGCACACCAAATATATCATAATATTTTTGCATTCATGCACATTAAAGAACTTCACAAACTCCACCACCACAGGCTACACTTTCTTTTAATGTTGTATTGTCTTCATCTTCTTGAACTTCCGACAAATCAATTTTTTGGACATAATTTAACAATTTTTCATATTGTTCTTTGGTAATCTCTTGGAAAGGCATTTGTTTGTAAGATCCACCATCATAAGGCAATACACTCAATCCATTATATACGCTTCTATTTTCCCACATCCATTCACCAACATCTTCCCACTCTTTTTCATTTCTTATGGAAACTGTGCAACTTACATTATGTGTGTTGTCTCCTTTGCGGTGACCATTTTTTACCCACTCTACAGATACTTTCTTTACTCTTTCCAATAAAGATAAAGCAGGTTCATCTCTAAAAACAGCTCTATCTGGTGCTTTGATTGGTATTGAAACAACAGCATTATTTTTATCTACAAAATCATCTTCTACTAATTCTGGAATCTTCAATTTGAGATAAGAATAAATTGATTCATTCTTTAAAATTCTAAGTCTTCTTATGTAATATGGAGAATGCCAAGCATGGACTCCAGATGAAGTACCAAGAACAAGAGAAGATGTACCTTCTGGTTTCACTGCTGTTGTTCTCGCGGCTTTATTGATGCCAATTAATTTTGCTATTCTTTCATTTTCTTGTTTAACAATTTCTGCTGCGTCGTGCATATCAAACTCTAAAACATCTCCACTGGCTATTCCTGTCATGCTAACACCAAGAAGACTTTCTTTTTCGGTTGTTTTTTTCCATATATCTCTAAGATAATGAAAGTTTGTGTAACCTGCTTGAAGTGTACCGATAAAAGAAGCTACTCTGGCTCTTTCGTTTAGATCTTTTTGTGATTTTATGTTTGAAGCATTAATACTTGTTAAATTACAAAATTGATTTGCTTTCAGGGAAATTTCCATACAAGGATTACTTCCAACTTCAGAATTATTGCTTAAAAATATTCCAGGCTCACCAAAACCACTTTCTTCTATTTTTTTCCATAAATCAAAAAATTCACTCTTTTTAATTCTGTGTCTCAGAACAACAGCAGAATTGTTAGCCCTCGCCCTTTGTGGAGATGTCTTGTACCAATCACCTTGTTTGCACATTAACATTTCTTCATCATCTAAAGAAAACAAAGATATTAATGCTGATCTTCTTATCCCGCCTGCCAAAACTGCATCACTTAAATAACAAATAATATCATGAACTTCTAATGGGCTTAATTGATCACCTGAATCTTTTGCATGAAGAATTTGACGAACGTTTTCCAAACACATATGAAGAGGATCGGGGCCAGGAGCTTTACCGCCTGCGGTCTTCAATGGAGATCCCTTTGGTCTGATAATTGAATAATCAAACTCAGGACTTGACAAACCAAAAAAATATGCTTTCATCAAGACTTTACACGCATCAGCCCAGCCCTCAATTGAATCTTGAATGAGGTGTCTACGTTTTGTTTTTGTGGGCTTTTTTATGACAGGAAGCTTTTCTACATGATGAGCCTGCACGCTATAACCTACACCTGTACCGCCGAGTAAAAGAAACATAATTTCAGGAAAAGCAAAATAATCATCTATAGGAAGATAAGAACAATTAAAAATTCTTGAATTGTTTACTTCAATTGCGCGACCGCCGAATTGTAACGATCTCATTGATGGGAGAACCTTCTTCTGATAAACTAAATCATATGCTTTTCCAATATCCTCTGCAAGCGATGGATATTTTTTCAAATGCATAAGCATGTTTCTTGTAACAATTTCATCCCATGTTTCTCTTCTTCTTAGTTCTGGAATATATTTTGAATATTTAGTATAAACAATTACATCAGACAAAACAGCACTAGACAATTCCATCTTATTTATAAATTCTCCCTTTAGTTTAGCTGTGTAGACGAAAAAGATTGTTTAAACTTTTTAAATTTTTCTCTAAGCCTGCTCATGTGGTCTGATTCATCTTCATCGCCACCGCTGCCGATATCATTATCTGATGGCAATATTTCTAACTTAGAAATGCTCGTATTAATCATCATAGGAAACTTAATTCCATCTTTTCCAATTTTGCTTTTAGCAACAAACATGTTCCCAAGTTCTGGAGTTGGACCAGCTTTATCTCTGTTAATTGTAATAAAAAGATGAACAATCATTGCGATAGCAAAACATTCAGAAATATGTTTGAGAGTAAGAACCTCTACATCAAGACCTTCTCTGTTTGATTGAGCGGCGGTCCAAATAGGAATGTTAAGCTCTTGAGCAAGAGCAACAAGATCTTTAAATATTGCTTCTACATTAAATCTTTTGGTGTCACTATGATCAGACGATTTCAAAAGCTCAGCATAGTCAACAACCATAACGTCTGGTTTCATATCTCTAAGAACAAGATTGTTATAATAGTTTCTTAATGTAAGCACAGAGGCAGTACCTGCTGGATATGATTTAACAATAAGCTTTCCTGTAACTTTTTCATGAATTTGCTTTTCAACAAAGTCTTTGTTTTGTGACAAATTATCAAGACAAATACCACTAATTCTAGCATCATATCTTTTTTCTGTTTCAATCTTTGAATCTTCAAGAGTAATATGAACAACATTATACCCATCCATAGAAAGATATGCACCGATATCCACAAGAGTGTGTGATTTGCCGACACCAGTACTAGCAGCAATAACGCACACTTTCCCACCGCCTGGTCCACCTTTTGTAATTTTGTTGATTTCTGGCCAGGGGGTTGGAACTGGATTATAAACCTCTTCTTTCATCCTGTTTTCAAAGTTCTCTTGGTAAGTCGTTCCTATGTCGCGCTCGCTGCCAGCTTGTAGTGCTTTTTTAATTTCCTGCGCGACTTGCTCATACTTTTTCTCTTCAATTAATGATAGCGAGGCTTCTAGGGCCAATGCAAGGCTTCTTTTGCGACAGAAGTCAAGTGCATATTCCTTAACATACTGCATATCACCATTAAGAGGTTCTCTATGAATCTTAAGAAAATAAGCTTTAATTTGGTCCTTCAGGGCACCATCTGATACTTCGTTTTTTACAAGCGTACCAAGAAGCATATATGAAGGAAATGTCTTGTATTTTATATAATAATCAAAAAAAAGCTTTGCAACAACCTTCAAATATTCAAGGTTAAAATATTCAACATTTAGGATGTCGGTCATCTGTTCTGCAAAAGGACGATCCACAATCAAAGCTTGGACAAGACACTCTTCAAGGTGTTTGTCATTTTGAAATCTAGTTTCCAAGATTTACCTCTCTTTCTTTGGCTTCTAGCACTCTAAAAAAATGCAAGTAATTTTCTCCTATGGACGATATACCATCCTCGTATAACTTAATTCTAAACGATGTAGCATTAAAATGCAATGGTTTTTCTAGCGCATCATGTATTTTTTGTATGCTAGAAAACCCAATCAAAGTATTGTTGAGTTCCATGACCTTAAGATTGTTTATAATTATATCCCGATTTTGTATAAACCTGTCATATTTTTCTCCATTTTTTTCGCAGCACTCAAACAGGTAATTCAATTCAATTTTTTCATTATTTCCTAAAAAAGAAAAATACTTTACAACATTTTTCATTCCAATGCCACGGATGCCCAAAAGATTATCACTAACGTCTCCAACAATTGCTCTAGCTAATGCAAAATTTATTGGATGAATATTGTACGTTTCTAAAACGTCTTTATTATTCATAAACACTTTTTTTGTTGGGCTAAAAATTACTGTATTTTCGTCAAGAAGCTGAATAAAGTCTTTATCGCTAGATGCGATAACTTTCCTTTCTTTTGCATACAGTTTGGTTAGGTATGCAATTATATCATCTGCCTCCGTATTGTCAACAGAAATCTGCACAATCGGTAAATCATCTAAGTATTGATTCAAGCGTTGATGTTGTTCGGCCTTATTGTCTTCTGGGTTTGTCAATTCATGCTCATAATTTCTGTTCAATCTTGTTAATTTTTTTCCGTTCTTGTACTCTTTTACAATCGCTCTTCTTTTTTGGCTACCACCTACACCCTCCCAACAAATAAAAACTTTGTCTGGCTGTATAATTCGTATAAAATAACCAAGACTCTTTAGAAATCCAGTTACTCCACCATTAGACTCTCCATTAGAAGTTAGACTTGGTACAGCACAATAATTCCTGATAAAATTATTAGCGCCATCAACAAGAAGAATTTTCATCATGGCCAAGTGACTTTAGTTTGCTTTTCTATTCTTTGACACCAATCGTTTGCATAATGAAGTATGGTCGCTAAATCAGGTTCTCTATATTTATAGGAAGCATTCGTATCGTCATTCTGCCCTTCAGACAACAGTATAGCAAGATATTCTTCTTCTGTCAAGGGGATCCCATATTGATTTGCCAAATGTAAAGATCGTTGCTGGATACGCATAAAATTTATATCAGGATTTATATCGTAATATGTTCCGTTTTTTATTTTCCAATCTTCTTTTGTTGGCAAGTACAAATCATTTTTCATATCTCCAATTTTTCCAATATCGTGAAGAATTGAAATCTTGAGCAATGTTTCTTTTGAATATTTGTCAGGTGCCATTAAAGAAGAAAACTTTATCAGCCATTGAAGGACATGAAGATTATGATAACAAAGGCCACCAGGGAATGCAGAGTAATAATCTCTGTGAGATGAAGCTGGACATAATGCATAACGCATACCAAGTTCACTTATCATACGGAGCAATGGTGGTAAAAAAACTTTTTCGTTCTCTACCTTATATGTCTTCTTGATTAATTCAACTGTCTTATCGTAATTTCTTTTAACAAATTCTTCATTTGGAATTATTTCAAACATTATAAAATCCTTAAAAATTCATTATTTTTGTGTATCTCCCAGCTCTTCGTCACACATTTCACGCAATTTTAACAAATCTTCAGAACTTACATTCTTTTTTATAGCTTCCTTAGCTTCTTCAACGGTTAGTTTTCCTTTTTTGACACTATCCGTTAAATGAAGAAAATATTCAAAATATGCTTTTAAGTCTTTCATTACTTTTTCCCATCATCCCTCGTACCAGGCAAAGCACCAGGGCCTTGTGGAAGCGATTTTGTTGGAGTATCATTTTGTTGTGTACGTACTGGAAAATCACCTGGTCTACGGAATCTTGGAAGCCTTGGTCCACGCATACCTTGGAACTTCTGTATAAATTTTTGGAATATTCCTTGAGGCTGGCCCTCTAAATGTTGCCTTTTTTGAATAATGCGTATGTTTGTCATTTTTTCTGGTCTATACAATCTATAGGGATCCCAACCTCTCGTAATAATAAATGGTCGGACAACTCTTACATAAAAATCACTAGGAGAAGTTATATTTGCGTTAGCTGCACCTTGCATAATACGATCAAATTCAGCAACAGCTTCTGGACTCTTTTTTGTCATTGATTCACGATAATTCATTTCAAACGATGGATCAAGGATCATTCTTACTGTATTAATTTCTTCATTTGTTAAATAATTGAAGTTCAAGCCATGTACGAGACCTCCCCAATTGTGGTGAAGAACCAATAATTTCGGATACTTATCGTGTGCTCTCGTCCCTTGAAGGTGGACCGCAGGGTAACTAAAAGAAATTAATGAACCAATTTCAATCATACAATTTTATCTCTTTTTTCTAAATCACTTTTTAACTGTTCAACTTCTAAAAGAGATTCAGCATCTATATCTAATTCATCTGGTTTTCTGTCAAATTTTCTGACCATCTTTGTTTCTATTGCATCCAAAACAAACTTCTTAACGTCTTCCTTTTTGAGGAGTTCTTTCCATCCAGATGAGCCCTGGAAAGAATGCTCCGTGCCATTCACATTAAGAACAGACCAAGCACCGCTAACTTTAACAAATTCAAGTTTCTTCATAAATTCAAGCCAACTAACTTCATCAGCAACACCAAAATCATACATTAAAGGAAATTCTACTTCTCTCCAATTTGGTCCAACTTTGTTTTTATATACTTTCGCCCTAGTAGAAACGCCAACAGTCATATCCGCTTTTCCATCTTTCACTTTTATCTGTCCAATTGATTTCAATTTTATACGAACAGAAGCATAAAACGGAAGAGCTTTACCGTGAGGTGTCGTATCTGAATCTCCCCAAGAAATCCCTATCTTTTCACGAAGTTGGTTAATACATACAAGAGTAACATATCCAGCATCCATTGCGTCCATAGTTTTACGTAACGAACGGCTCATTGCGCGTGCTTCTGCACCCATTCTTGGAGTATCTATGTAGGCAACTTCCAACTCCTCTTTGCCTGGAGTCGCGGCTACGCTGTCCCACGTAACGGTTACTAATCTATTCTTTTCTGGAAACTTGAGCCTTGTGTGCATAACAACTTTTTCAATATATTCAAAAACTTCCTCAATTGACCCAGGAGTTTTTTTGGGTTTGATAAATTTTCCAGGAGTTGTATCAACTCCCATTCTCCTCAAAAATTCATTATTGACCGCTCTTTCTGTGTCAATATAAACGGCAATACCACCTCGTTTTTGAGTATTCGCCATAATATGATAAGCAAGTAAACTTTTCCCAGAAGCTTCGCCGCCTGCAATTTCTGTAATACGACCGACAGGAACACCACCGTTTGGTTTGTTTGCAATAGCATAATCTAATAGCGTAGAACCAGTAGAAATAAAACTTTCTACTTTATCAATTTCATCAGCATCCAATTCTTTCTTAAAATATTCAAAAACTTCATCGTGCTCTTCTGCTTTTGCTTTCTTTGACATAAATAAATAATTCTCCTAAGTAATAAAAAACCAGTCCCTAGATTTATTCTTTGGGACTGGTTCTTATGAATATTTACAAATTACCCCTTTAGAGCTTGTTCAAACGCCTTATCAAGATCTTCTATGTTGGCTGTTGTCGCTACAGAATCTGCCTCATCAGCAGGTGCAGGAGCGGTCTTGCTGCTACCATTACCATTTGACTTTACAACCTCTTTGGCATCTTTTTCTGTAACGTGGAGCCACGCATTAAGTCTCTCGTGAATTTCTTGATTAGTTAGTGGTTTAAAAATATCTTCAATTCTTGGGATTGCTTTAATAATTTCTTTTACTTTGTTACTATCAGCTAGCTTGCTCTCTTTTCTATCAAATTCAAGCTTTGTTCTAAGCCAAGCTGAATCGCCTCTTTTTTCCCATTTTACTTCTACATCAAGACCGTTGACTGGATCTAGATATGCAGAATATTGTTCATTAAGAAGTTTCTCTATAAGCTCTTGATAAACCTCTTTTCCGAACCCCCAATATCTTGGCGTCATCTCGGCGTCGGCTCTGTCAACAACGACAGCATAAATTCTCTGTCTAGCAAACATCTGTTTTGATGTTTCTTTGTCGCCGCTTTGATATAGAGAATAACCAAATTCACAAACTGGACATGTTTTGCCAGAATTCATGCGAGGGCAAAGAATACCTGATCCTTCTCCTATGCCATAATGAAACCATAGCTCTACAAACGGATCTTCGCTGTATGGATTTTGAATAAGACGAACCTTTCTAGAATCTCCAGCTTTTGGTTTTTCTGTTGGCCACTGTTTTCTTTCGCCCTTTTGGTTTCTATTTTTTGGATTTTTTAGTAAATCTAATTTTTCTTTTAATTTTTGTGTGTCTAATGCCATAATGTTTTTAATCTCCTTAAGTGTTTTTTAATTTGTTTTTGTTGTTTTTTAATATTTTACTATCTTTTTTTCTAGTCGGCTTGCGAGGCTTAGTTATTATAACCTGTTCGACTGGTTCTGGTAAAACTTTTTCTACAACAATTTCTGTTGGTATAATTAGTGTTTCAGCTGGGCTATTTTCAACTATATTTTTTTCAAATTGTTGTTTAATATCAAGCACTTGGCGTTCCAAGGAAGGCTTATCCCAATGCTTATAAAGTTGTTTATTTCCAACCATTTAAAGCTTCATCTCCTCGTCAGACTTTTCAGGTAATTTTTTTTCTTCTCCTGTACAAAAATTATCTTCCATGTATCTAAATGTTATTAAAAGTCCAGAACTAGGACCAACAAAAGGAGGATACATACACCAACATCCCTCTTTTCTCTTGTCATCTCTGATAGTACTTACATCCCATTCCTTTATAAAAGCACACCTCAAAGGAAGATTATCATTTATAATAGCACGAGTCTTACTATCTGAAGATAAAATAATATTTACAGAAGATTTTGTGTCTGCGGTAGCGGGCTTTGAACCTGCGCAGCCACACAAAAGCACCAATAATAGCAAACTCTTTTTCATGAAAGCTCCTTAAATGTTTTCATATTCCCAAAATTTTGTCCTATTTTGACAGTAACAGGAAAACTAGAACCAAATAAATCCTTGTGTTTTGTTTCCATAATATTTTTAATTTCTTTTATAAGTGCCATTTCGGAATCATGTATGTAAAAAATGATACAATCATGAAAAGGAAGCAATATTCTAGACTTCCTATCTTTTAAGCTCTGATGGATTGAAACCATCAATGTTAGTATAGCATCAACCTCGTTTGAGGTAATATAATTCTGAAATACTATATTTTCTTCCTCGTTGCCACAATGGAGAGTTCTGCCAAACTTGTTAACTAATTTGTCATTATGCTTAACCGAAAGCAATTTTTTTCTGAAAAACAAAATAGCGCCTGCGACATCATCAAATATTGGATGTTTCCTCTTTTTAGCGAACATCCAAGACAAAAATTCTATCTTGTTTTTTTCTCGCTCGCCAGGAAATACAGAATAAATATCTTCAACATCCACAAATTTATTTCTAAAGTCTTTATCGTCCGTACAAAAAATTGCCAATCTAGGCTGAAAGCTTTTAAAGTCAAATTGCACAATTTGATAATCTTTAGGAGCTACAATACATTTTCTTAATTCTTTTGGTAAATGATATATGCTAACTGTTCCCTTCTTAAAAGAAAGTCTACCTGTTTTTGCTCCTACGGCACTAAAATGAAGAAAAAGTTGATCGTTCTTTGCTAATAATCTAATCAAACTAGAAAAGCGAGAATTATCCTCTTTGATTGAATTTAAATCTATATAAAGTGGGCTACTAGATATTTCAAAAAGACACTTTAAAACAGAAAAAAAAGTTTTATAGAACTCTTTCTCTTCACTCTTTTGATAAAGTTCATAGAGAATGGCTGATCTTTCAGAACAAATTTTTTCATAAAGATCTTTTGGTAGCAATCTTTCTATAGAAAATTTACTATAATCTATTTTTGAATCCTTATAGCTCTTTAAATAAGCATTCATTTTTTTAGAAAGCAAAATATAATTAGCAATCCTAGATCTGCCAAGGACCTTTTCGGCCAAGGGAACTAAATCATCTGTTTCGTAGCCCGCCAAATCATATAAAGTTTTAACGTCATATATGATTTTGTTCTTGTCTAAAAATGGATAAGAGTTAAAAAAGTCAAAACAAACTAATTCATCTGTTTGTCTGATACTGAAAAACTTATCTTTTAGAGAATTAACAAATTCTGTGCTCACACAGATAGTATATCACAACTTAGTGCCACATAAATTCTATATTAGTATTAAAACCCTCTGCACTAAGTCTATGAACAACTTTTGTAATTTTGTAAAGACCATCTATCATAAATATGCCAGCCTCTAAAAAGAAAACTCTAAACGGTTTCCATCCAGGATGACCTAACAAATTTCCTGCGCCCTTCAGAGGAAGAGTCAACGGAGTAACAGGAACTTCATCTAGAGCTTGTCCTGGAGCTATTGTTGAACGAGGACCGATAATTCTATCCCTGCTCATTCTTTCTATTAAGGCTGCCTTCATGTATGCATCACTAATTTGAGATAATGAAATGTTTTTAATAAATGAATTAGCGTGGCCAAGAGTGACCACTGGCACAGTTAAGCCATTTAACACAGCAGACTTAAATGCATCATAAGAAGTTTTTCCTTTTGGAACTCTTGAAATTGTTGGAGGAATACCAAACTTTGTATCTATGATAGACAAGTCAATTGTGTCCCCATTGTTAGAAAAATTAATTGCTATATCTGGCATGTTAAATTCGTCTCCAATAGGGTGAGCTGCATTCCAATATTCTTTATTTTCTATAAAGTTAGAAATAATTGTATTTAAAAGATCAGATATGGTAATGACAATCTTTCCTTTATCTCTGTAGTTTTCTATTTTGGCTCTAAAATCATTCAAATTAATGGGAAACTCAGCAATAGATTTGCTAGTGACTCCTTGTATTTTTGGAGTCTTTTCGTTAAAGTTCCCGTATATGACTCTTAGTTTGCTAACATCTGGCATAATTTTGCCTAAAGCCTGCAATGTATCGTGGCATAGCGTGCTAAACAAATCATGAAACGGAATACAATCTATTTTGTGACGACCGCGCTTACTAGAAAAGGCAATTTTTTTTATTAAACGACGATCAGAAAGATGTTCAGATCTTTCTGAAAAATTCTTGGAAATTTTGCCACGAACTTGTTTTTCAATATTATTAAAATCTATAATATATTGTTTTTTTATTTCTGGATCATTTGTATTAGAATCGTGTCTTTGTTGAACTTCATTAATATAGGATTCGTATGTCTTAATCTGTTTGTAGGTTGTGAAAATTCCATCAAACTGATTTCCTGAAGTTGTGCTATTGCTAACTTCATCGCCTAGGTCTCCTATATAAACATTAGAAAATTTATCATTAAATGCCATACCTTCAACGCTTAAATCAATTTGTCCTGTTTCGTCATAAGAGATATCGTATGTCTTGACAGAAAATAAAAGTTTTTCTTTTTGATTTAAAAAAGTATTCGGAGAATTCCATCCATACTCCAAAAGCATTGGAGCAGAAGGAAATAAAAAGCTCATAAGAGAACTATTGACAAGTACGTCTGGCTTATGAATTTTTATTCTTATTTTTACATTCGTATAATAAAGATATCCGCTTGCTAAATCAGTAGATATTTCAATTTCTTTTAGTGACATTTGCGTCCTATCAGAATATCTTTCTCCACTATTAATTTTTGACATATCCAATGGTTTGTGAAAGAATGACACATTCATATCTTGCAATACGCCACCATCTAATTTCATTGTTTTGAGAGATATAAAAGGTTCTGAAGAAGCTAGATCTATAGCAGATACAGATTGGAGATCGGAAACAAAAGAAGATTCAAAATTAAAAATAGGATTAAATAGCTTCCTATCGTTAAGGAGTGGTTTAATTTCATTGACCTTCGTATCAGGAGCCTTATCGGTTGAATCTTTGGCAATATAAAAATAATTTATAGCAGTCATTTAAAATAGTTTCAAAACATCCTGAACATCAACGGGAATTCTCAAGACTTGTCCTTCTTCAAACTTATATGCCCAATCAATATTATTTAGGAGTGCTATGACCCACCAGTATTCACCAGAGCCAAGATGCTTAAATGCTAAATTATCCAACCTGTCAAAATTTGCAATTCTTATTTGAAATGTGGAAATAGCATCCAATTTTTCTTTTGAAGGAAATGTGCTTGTTTCATAAAACTTTCCTTCTAAAATGTTAAGGTTGCGATATCTGCTGAATGCCATGATTATATACCAGTCTTATTTTTGACTTGATCAAAAATTTTCCTTATTTCAGCTTTTGATACAGAAATTGTAGTGTCTCTGCTTTCTGCTTGCGTAACAAATTTCGCTGCCCCAAATGTTGTTGGTCCTGTTGGATTTTCGGTGTCATCTGAAAGCAATTGACCAGAAAATGGATATATGCCAGGGTTGCCATCGTGGATAATAGTATAGCTCAAAGATACAGAAATTTTTCTTGGAACCTTAAAATTTTCCTGTATATTCCAGATTCCATCATCATAAGCAAAATCTAAGAATGTGATATACCCTGGAATGCCTTTCTTGTTTCCCGTAGCGAATAGGTCTCCTATTCTCATTCTTACAATGGGACCAGTTTTTAAAAATCCCTTCGTATCGTAAAGTGGATAAACCATAGACTGAAGCTTGTCTAGCTTTCTATAGATTACTGGCAAATCTTTAGGATCCCAAGCGACAACATCAAAAGCAACATTTACATTTCTTATCGTTCCCTTATAAACTGGTATTTGATCTACGCGACCATAATACCTATCAACTTGCCAATCAGGAGTAAATGTTTCAGTAAGACCATCTTTTAAAAATGCTCTAAAGTATAAAAACTTTTCTGGAGTGTCTCTAAGATCCTGAAACATAAATGGCATATAAATACCATGATCACTAAATTCTTTTTCTACAAAACCTTTTTCTTCATCTAAAGGACTAAATGCAGCATCCAAAGGACCAACACCCGAAACAAGCGCGGCATCAAGAGCATCTATGCCAGTTTCTGGTGTTTGAAAGCCAGGCAAATCAGGCATAGAAGATGTTTCGCCCTTCAAAGAAAGAACATCAGCTTGAAGTGGAATTCTCGCTAAAAGACTTGTTTTGTAGTCTGTGGTCAGCGCACCAATTGTAATTCCTGTAACGTCGGTGCCTCTTAATATAGGTAACGCAGCAGTAGGTATAGCCAATGGATTATACACAGCATTCAAAGGACTCATATTGGTAGGACCTTTTTCTGTTGTGCCGAGCGGACTTATACCACCTGGATTTAAAGACGCCAAAAGAAATTGACTTGCCAAAAATGTAACGCCCTTAGAAATCATTTCTGCTGGTCTGTGTACTTTGTTCTCAAAATTATTGTCTTGTATTGGAAGCGCACCAAACTCTCTACCAATATTTCTAAGCCAATGCGCAACAGCAACAACGTCAAATGTTCTCAACTCAGATGGTACAGGAGAAGTAAACAATCCATATCTACCACCACGGGCTCCAATAGAAATATCGCCATCATCATAAAGATTGCCAAGCCTGTGAGCGCTAGCAAAGTCTTTTCCAATTTGACCTTGCACAGAAGCAAAATCACTTCGAGCAGTTTTAGAAGTTATCTGATCTAGGGCCATAACAGGAGGTTTGCCGTCTGGTCGTAAAGCATTTCCAGCAGAATCAAAATCTTTATAAACATCATTTCTAGATGGCTGTATGAGTGGTTTTGCAAACAAAGAACTTTCTGATGGTACATCACCTGATCTTGGGCCTCTGAACTTAAGCGACGGAGAAGGAGGTAAACCTTGTTTTGCTTTAAGGTCTCCTAAAGTTTCTACAGAATCAGGCGTTCCTCCGATGTTAGATCTTATTTGTTGGTCTCTGTCTGTAATTCTATAAATATCACTTCTCCTTACTGGATCAAAGGATTGACCTTTTCTAAAAGAAGGATCTGCTTTAACTATATCTTTATGTGCTTCTGGATTAAGCGGAGACTGACCGACACTTGCTAATATATCACCAGCAGTAGGTTTAGAGATTGGCGTTCCTCCGATGTTAGAAATAAGTTGTTTTGCGTTAGACAAAGTATTTCCCGCAGGTGGAGATGGAGAATTAGCAAAATCTTGTAAATATTTTTCTGATCGAATTGTTGGATCAAAAGATTGCATTTTTGCAAACTTTGGATCGTTAGTTATATTCTCTTGCCCAGCATCTGGTGTTGGTGGTGGCGGAAGGTTGGGAGCATAAATTTGTTCTCTAGTTAAAAGAACATCCTTCTGTTGAGAAGTGACAACTTGTTGCGGGATGTTGAGTTTATCAACGCCAAATTGATAAATTTCATTCCTCGTTTGTGGAGGCGGACTATGCATTTTAACTGGCGGCACTGAACCAGGACCAGGAATTACATTAGAATGATCGTGTGGATGAGCCAAGCCATCAATGGAACGTAAAGGTGTTACAGAAGCATCGGTGAATGGTCTTAAGTTTGTATATATGTTCCCTGCCAATACGTCTCCGATAAATTGATTTACTAGTTCTAAAAGTGTAGCCATGATGATAAGTATTATTGCCTACTATATTTGACTTGTGCTTCGCCAATCTTTTTACCATCCAAATATACGGCTGCAAGCTCAATCTTTATAATATTTCCAGTAGAAGCACCGCCTGCCGAGCGCGTTGATGCAGTAGATGATCCACCACCACTTGTCAGTGGTGTTGCTGTTGGTGTAGATGTATTTTTAATTTGTGCAGGTGGGGCTGGCATAGAAGAGCTGCCCGTAAGTTCATTTAAAAATGGCACATCACCTTGGATTCTGGCACTCGCCGAAGAAAGGGCTTCGCCGAAAGAAGCACCACTGTACAAAGCTTTTCCAAAATCCCATAGTGCCTGAAAAATGGTAATACCGCTGAGTAATTTAAAAGCTTTATAAAGATTTTGGACAGTCTCAACAATAACCTTTAAAGCTTTACCGTATCCATCTAATCCTTTCCAATTGCTCCAATTTTCGTTCGTATTATTAAGCCATGTCGTTAAGTCTTGAAAAGTTTTGACCAAAGAGCTTGCTAGCTCTTGCATGTTTTTCCCAGGAGTATCCCATCCAAAAATTGTAGATATAAGACCAGTCACCGCTCTCATGACCCTATCAAGCTCTACTCCCCAAGCCATAAGCGTTGATTTGATTGTCGTAAGGCTCTTATTCCATTCTTCGTTAATTCTTATTTCTTTCTTTTTTTGGTTGGCTTTTCTTTCAAGCTTCTTTCTTTCTTCGTCTGATGAGAGAACCAACGAGGCCGTAGCTTCGTCAACACCGAGAGTCTGTGTAATCACATTCCTTTCAAAAACACTAAGCTTATTCCATTCTTTTCCTTGAGCAATCAATTGTTTTCTGAGCATCTCCATGCGTTTCTCTGGATTAGTCTCTAACATAAGCTCAAACGAATTAATTGTCGTTCCAAATATAGCATTCAATTTTGCTGATGCATCGGCGGAACCTTCAAATGTATCAAGCTGTTTACCAAATGCTTCGTTAATTTTTCCAATATCTAAGCCATAACTTTTGGCAATAACAGCAGATTTAGCAAATTCTTTCCTATTTGATGTACCAAAGCGAGCGAGAATGTTAGGATATTTTCCTAAATCTCTCAACACATCATTCACAGGAAGACCATAAGCTTTAGCTCCTTTTTCTGCTTCTCCAAACATATCTCTTACATCTGCAAGACTATTGCCTTGTTTTTGGAACTGCATAATAAGATTTCCAGACTCTTCTGCCGTTAATCCTACAACAAGAGCAAGCTCTTTGCCAAGTTGCTGTGCTTCTTTTGACGCGGCGGACGTAGACATTAATGCTTTCGTAAAATCAGTAGAAAATTGAGCACCTTCCTCAAAAGATTTCCCAAGAAGTTCAAACTGAACTCCCGTAGCTGTCATTTCGTTTTTCAATCGTGCAGAATTTTCAGATGATGAACCTATTTCTTTATTAAAGGAAGCCTGTGCAGGCATAACCTTCTTATCCATAAATTCCCAAAAATTCTTAAACAAAGCATACAAACCAACTAGAGCTGCTGTTGCTAAGGCTACACCAGCAATTAGAAAACCACTTGCACTAAAAAGAACTTTTGCAAAACCACCCATTTTATCTAATGCAGGAACGGTGAGTTTAGAAAGAGTCTCACCAAGATTCTTTGAACCTTTGGCAGCATCAAAAACTTTAGATGGCAACTGCCCAGCCGTGCCGAGCATTGAAGAGAATAGCTTGTCTGGGTTTCTTATTTTGTTACCAAGATCCTCAATCGCATCCTTAATATTTCCAATTCTGATAGATTCTAATAGAGCCAGATCAGCTTTCTTCTTTGTAAGTTTTAATTCGTTTTCTACTATTTCTACAAGGTTTCTATGAAATTGTTGCTGTTGAAGAAGATCAAACTTTAAATCTTCACCAGATTTTCCTTCAAGTTCCGCAACCCTTTTTATGTCAGCGATTCTTTGCTTGTTTTGATGATCAAGAAATTTATAAGCTTCTCTTTGGACTTTTTCAAAAATCCTAGAGTTTTTTATCATCGCAGATTCAAGATCGCGTGCTTTAACAAAACTTCTAGACAAGTCCTCGGATGTCGCAAGGACTTCTTCAAGAACAGCATTCATGTTGGTGAGATTTCTTTGCCCACCAGCAAATTGATCGTTAGTCCTAGAGACTATATTTTCAATATCAGAAAGAACACCTTTAAGCTTAGAAGCTAAATCACCAGATTCTTCAAGATCGTCATTGTCTATTGCCAATTAAGTAAAAATCTCCTAAAGCTTTAAAAAGCTCTTATACCATTTTGGATAAAAATCTTTTCCATACTTATCCAAAAAATACTTAGAGCCATTACGTAAATTCTCTACCTTTTTAGAATGTTCATCAAGTTCTTTATTAAAGCTCACTCTATCAGCTTCCATTTCTTTGAAAGAATCTCTAATTTTAGAAAGCTCCATGAGTGCATAAGAAAGCTGTTCCTTTGTGACCCCTGATTTTGGTTCTCCAGATATAGTAATTAGGTCGTAAACTATCTTTTTGAGGTCAGATAGCTGAGCATTCATTACTTCTGGACTGACTAGATCTTGCATATATCCTTCCCTTCAGGAGAAGAATAACACAAGGAACCACAAAATGCAACCTTATTTTTTGTTTCTCATGGGCTGCATAAAGCTATTTGGCTGAACTTCTTGAGCTTTTTTTATGAACTTCATTCGTTCTGACTGCGACATTGGCTGATTTGGGTCAGATTGGCCATTTGCCTTTTGTTCTTTCTCTTTTTGCTTATTCCAGCGTTCTATAAGCCATTTTCTGTAAGGTACAGGGAGACCCATAACCTTCTCAAGATCGCCTGTCTGAAATGCATACATGTAATTAAAACACTCTTCAAGAAATAAATCTTGTTTAGTTACCGAGGTCAGGCCAAAAAAAGCTTATCCCAAGTGGGATATTTACCTCCGACTGATCGGAACAATGAGGGCAGGAAACCTCTTGTTTCATCTCCACACCAGGCTCAACCTTATCAATATAGCGTCTCAGCGCCCGAGAATCGCCTGCTCGCATGTTATTAATTATGTAGCTTAGCTTTTGTCGATCTGTTTCTCCATTAATTGCCATGACCGAATAGAAGAGTCTAGAGGTAACAGAATTATCAATTTGAGTCTGGAGCTTTTTCTTTTTCTCGGCAACTTTTGAAATTTCAAGTTCATCACGTCCAGTTAACAATTTAAGCTGCACATTTTGACCAGATCCTGGCAATGTATATTCAAATAGGTTTTCATTTTGTCTTAATGGCATAGATGATAAAGTTTTAACCTTTAATTGAGATAAATTAAACTCATTTTCATAATCTTCCGAACATGCTGGACATTGTATTTTTACCTTATAGTCAGAACCATAGCCTGTTATTCTTATTGCAACGAGAATAGCATTTCGATCACCGACGAGCATATCATCAGGATCAACCGACTTATTCAATATACAAGATTTCAAAAGCTGAGAAATGACAGTACCATTTTTAATGAGCGCGCGGGATGTCAAAATATCCTCTTCTTTTGCAGTGAGACATTTAATTTCTAGGCTTTCTTCATTGCTCAATGGATGACCAATAGGATATACGAGACCTTTACTTGGCAATGTAACATTCTCTACTGGTACCTGGAAGCCTGCTTCCTTGGATACGCTCTCTAGCTTTGTCTCTGTGGCTTTTTGAAAAATAGAATCAGACATTAATAATGCTCTCCTTGTTGTATACGATAATTAGTCACTATCTTTATTTGTTTCATGCTCTTTTTTGTGACAAGATACTTGACCGACAAGATCTTGCGCCATAATTTATAATAACACAACGATTTGATAAAGCAATTCTTTTTCGTGAAAAAAGAAATTAGAAGTTTAAAATACTCTGATCGTAGCGTAATACGAGAGATATTTCAACAGGATCGCTGGAGGCATAATCAAGATCATTGAAGTTTGCTTCCTGGATCCAACATCCCTGTAATTCGAAATCTTCCACTACTGCACCGACAGGATCAAGAAGCTTTAAATTAATTGTTTTCTTATAGAAAGCTGCATATCCCATACGTCCCGTTACATTTTCCCAATCCAACCTGATCCATTCCATCACTTTCTGCGCGGCACTAGGTACGATAGGATCATATAGTGTCAAATTAAGAGGTGCCCATGTACCTTTGCCAGAGAGGTAACGCTTTTGGTTAATATAATCAATTACAGTTTCATCAAAAGTAAGCTGTGGGCGAGATGCTGTTTTGGCTGTAAATGCATCAATACCGTTGATTGCAATTATCCATCTGAACTTTCTTTTTGGTTCATATGTATCTGCGAGCATTTGTTGGATATCTAAAATTTCAGACGTGAGAGTCACCCTCCAAGATCATAAAACACATTCTTTTATTAATTAGGAACATTAATTCTTTTATTCCAAGGAATATTACCCTTTTTGAATTGTGTTGATTTTGATTTTTCTGTTATATTGCTTTTTACTCTTTTGTCGGCAATTGTTAAGCCTTTATTCCAAGCCAATATTCCTTTTCTGTTTTCTGAAATTTTTTGTTTTGTTTTTTCTGAATGATTCTTTCCTAACATACCAGTCGTGATTCTATTTTTTATTTGACGACCTTTTAGTGCTTGAGAAATAGCTTTATTTCTTTTTGTCTTTGTTTCGTCTGATAAATAACAATAACCAAAATCTTCACCACCTACAGTTTTATTATATCCTTTATCTGATAAATCAGAATCATACAAGTAAATATAACATATTTCAGCTATTTTTAATTGTATGTCGTCATTTATTTCTTTAAGTATTTCAAATAAAAAATTGTTCTCTTTGTGCTTATTCCAAGAATTTTGCAAATGTTCATTCCCGTGACGATTATTTTTTAATTCAACAACATGAGAATACCATCTATTTTCAATATCGCCAGATTTTCCAATATAAGCCTTGTTGTTTATATTGTTGGTTATCTTATAAATGCCTGAAATCATTAAGAATTCTATTCTTCAAACGAAGCCCCCGAACGGCTTACTATAAAATCAATGCTAATGGCTTCTGCTGTTCTTGTTGGGATTAGAAAAATCTTTCCCTTTAGTTGATTTCTATCAATCAATTCAGGAGGACTTGTCTTCTCATCCATCACAACAAGGAACTTATCTAGACCTTGCTTTTGCTGAATATCCGCAAGAATAGGATTGACAAGCTGTTTAAATCTTGTCATCGTATTTGCATTCCCAGGCTCAAATACAAGGAATTTAACCGTAGATGCAATAAGCTTTTTAGCTCTAATGAGCAATCTACGAACATTAATTCTGTCTAATGCCGAGGGTTTCAATTGCAGTGTCTTTTGTCCCCAAATTACGCCCTGGGGCACATCTGGGAATCTAGCAATTGGATTAACTCTAGCATCATATAGAGTGTCTCTTTCTGTCTGTGTAAGTTGATCTTCAACGCCGAGAACATCAAAACCAATTGTGTCTCTGCCAAGGCCAGCTCTATTCAAACCAGCAGGAGCAAACCACGGGTAAGCTACACGGTCATTGAAAGCAATTGCACCGATAGCAGCAAGAGATGCTGGAACAACTTTAGCTACCTTATTAACATCATCAAAAATTTTGATTGATGGATAATACATGCCAGCATAATTTGTATCAAAACCACGACCGCGTACTTCATTAACTACAGCAGTAACCGTAGAACCAGTCACGTCAGGAACATAAAATGCGTCTGATCTATCTGAAATCTTCGTAATAGCGTAGTCTACGACTCTGCTACTATAAATTCCAGGAATTGCCAATAGATTAATATCAACAAAATCAGGATCCTTTATAATATCAACAGCCTGTCTCAACGCTTGTGTACCAAGCTGGGTTACTGTTGCAAGCTGCGCTTCGTTATCCAAAGGATTTGATAATCTCCTGTCAAAGCCATCAAAACCAAACGCAACAGGAATAGTAAATTTTGCCAAATCCGAAGCAAGCACCGTATGAGACGTAGTGTCTCCAGGAGACTTCTGCGAAGCAGCAGGATTTGAAGCATTATAGAGTGCCGTACTCGTAGAATTTCCAGAAACATTCGTTAAAGTAAAGTCTGTATCAGATCCAGTCATTGTTGGCAATAATGTAAATCTTGATTTAACAGAACCAGAAAGAACAGTTTCCATGCCAAAATAAACGTACGTTTGAGCTTCAGCTTGTGTTTCTTTATCCTTCAGATCTGCAACATACGGTAAAGCCACAACACCATTCGTAACATCAGCGTTTACTCCAGTATCAGTAGCCCCTGTGCCTGAAAGAATCATAAGAGCTGGCTTTGCCAAACCTCTAAATCCCCAGGGTAAGGCTGTACCAGGGAAAGAACCTGTGGTCAATTCAATACGAATAAGCTTAGAGCCATTGCTATAGCTTCCATACTCAACCATCTTGTCTCTGGCTGCATCATATTGCAAATATTTGTCACCAATGACACGAAGAATATAATTTGTATCTGTATTGTCCAAAGAAAGATTTGGAAACGATTCTACAACACTGACATTTTTGTCTGTATCGCCAAATAAACGAACTTCAACATCAAATTTTCCAAAATCATTTACACTTGGAGCTGCGGAAACCTTAATATTCTTAATAGAAACTTTAAATCTTCCATTTTCTGCTTCACCGTGGCCCAGCGTATGAAATTTAAAAAGATCATATTCTGTGCCAGCACTGAAAGTTTGAGATTTTACCCATGGCGTTGAACCAGAATTGTAGCCAATTTGAAAATTTGTTATTGCATAGCTGGCAGAAGAAAATAGAGCATTGCCACCAGCCAATACTTTGGTAGCATAGTCATATACATCACGAACGTAATATCCCTGTTCGGTAAATTTGGTAGGATCTGTATTAAGAACCTTTTTAATATAATTTGAACTACCAGTCAAGAAAGATGCAGTAATACCAACACCAAAAACACCACCATTTGTGCCAGTACCACTAAGGAATAATGTATCGTTTCCAAGATCTGTAACTTTGACACCAGAACTTCCAGTTATTTCAAGAAGAGCAAGAACGGCACCAACAGAACCTGAACCTGCGGTAATGCCCCAAAGGCTTTCAGCTGTATAACCTGGCGTGACTGCTGCGCCGTTTACAGATCTACTACCAGGTCCAAGAACACGAACAATA